CACAGTGGGGTTGGCGTTTATAATTCGTTCATGATGCGCATATTGTCAAATGCAACTGCATTTATAGGTTCTACCGTATCAGCTGATACGAATGCAAGCAGATCTGAGTAAACAGTGAAAGTAAGATTTGATGTTAACATATGCATCGAACTTCTGAAATCAAATTGCTGTGGAATTTGTTTATATACTTTTGTGGTTGAAGTGGGCACCCAATCATAGTTAGCAACTAGATAAAAGTCATTCGAATCTGAATTTATTTTATACAATATTGGTTTTAAAGTGTCAACTTTCCGTAATTTAACTATTTGAGCAAAAACTGTAGCGTCAAGCTTCGCTATCAACGATATAACTGACGAGTCTGTGATAAATGGAAGGGCTCCAACTAGTGCTACTGGTTGATTATTTAGAAGCATATTAGTTATTTGTGCATAATCTCCCGTTCTCATTAATTCTTCTAGGTTTATTTGCTGGAACCCATCTAAATTTCTAGCAATATTCACATAGCCATACATTGCGTCTCTTTCCAATTGCATATCACGGTATGCAATAATAACACCCTGTGCAATTTTGTCTGAGGCGCGTTCTATCTGATCCATGTTCATCAATATTAAATTAAAAATATCTAATCGTCTTACTTCTACTGGCAATAATCGTAGTCTATCCCTCAATCTATACATTTGATCATCTGGAACTCTAGCTACATCGAAAATATACAATCTTTTTAAAAAATCTTCGACTATTGCCTTCATCTTTTTCTGATATAGGTTTAGTCTGTTAGCTGCAGTTATTATAGCCACTGCATCATTAATTCTTTCATTATAATTTGAATGAAAATTAACATTAACATTATAATAGTGAAACAATGTCTGCGGGCTAGGTATAACGGTTGCATTTCCGATAAGCATGCATAATGACGTGACTGAAGTCAACTGTAGTTTTTCTGTTGTCAGAGTCTGAACATGTTGCATATTCATCGTAACGCATGCCATTAGTGTCTCATAGTTGTAAGCTAATAACCTAGTTAAATCAACTAATTGACCAAGCCTATTTGATAACAATAGTATTCCACGCTGGATTGATCTCTTATAATCAACAGGCATTGTTGGAAACTGTTGTCGTGATAGTTGCATCAAAGCTTCCATCAATTGATTAATAACATGTCCATTTCTAATATTATCATTCAGCACCTGATTCAATACACCATCAATAACTACTTGCCTAAACTGGTTGTTATTGACAAAATGTAGCCAATTCGCTACCTGAAAATTTTGTATCTGCTGTTCTGCTATTTGAAATGGTGTTTGAGGATCTCCGTTTCTATAATGCATTCGCTGCATTCCGAACGCTGGATATATTATCGTATTTACTATAGCCAATTGACATGCAACTAATGATTCCCTTATGAACATGTCATTTGGCACTACAGTTAGCAGCCACATACCTGAGATTAATGACATGTAATTTGTAGTCACGAAATCAAGCGACATAGTTCGTTGACTTAACATTGCTGCGATCAAGGTCTTAAAACAGTCATTTGCTGCTTGTGAGTTTATACCTGTTAAAAACTGTGTTTCTGACTGTATTGTTAAGGCTTCTAATTGTAAGTCTTGCGACATTTTTTGGATTTGCGCTTCAGTTGAAACTAATTCCTTTAAATCTGGTACTACCGATCTTGCCAAAATATAGTTTGAGGTTGTTATCGTATCCCACAAGGATTCAAAATTATCATGCAAATTCAGTCTATCTTGTAGTAAGTTAGGTCTTATATATCTAGCTGTTGATGGCAGATTTCTGTCCATATTCAGTATATAATTAACGTCGTTCCTTATCCTTTCAGGAATGTAATTAAATATTATATCATTATTCAATGGTTCGACTAATTGGTGTTGTAAGAAATACTCATTGAAAGCGTAATCTATTGGATGCAATATTGATGGGTAATTGACAACGTTTCTGTCAGCTTGTACGCGCTGTCTCATCTCTGCGATGAATCTTCTCACCGCACCTTCTGTTTCTTCATCTTGAAATATGGCATCACAGATACTCGCCGTTTCAGAATCGA